CGGTTTTCTCGTATGTGTATCTTCATATTGAAACCGAGGCGCTCCCAGAACTGCAAAATCTGGGTATGCAACGTACCGCCTTCCCTAATAGCCGGGGTGGTTGACAGTAAACTGTCGTCCCCCTCAAAGCCACTAGCTAGCCAACGGTATGTATCTTCGTGATCCTTGCCGTAGCGCACCCCTGGGTCGAGGAAGCGCTCGGGCTCTTTGAAGACAGCACAGTGCCACACGGTGTGGTTCACCCACCAGTTCAAAGCTGATGTGCCTCTGTGTCCGCTTCTTCTGATCGCGTCGATAACGTAACGTCGCAACACGTTGTTCCGCTTAAACGCCATTTTAAGCTCTTTCAATTCGCACACCTTGGTGTGCGCGTTGACCCAACTGGCAGGTTGGGCCATGATGGAGCATAAAACGCCGGCGACGTGCTCTATTATAGGATTCTCGACACAGGCGCGCAGCTCTACGCCGCACGTGGTGTCCCAGGCTGATCCGTCGCCCTCGAAAACACACATATCCTTCGCCCTGGTCGCGGAGAAGGCTGCCTTGGGCACTCGCAACTCCTTCGCGATGCGTTCCATGGCTGCTCTCTTACCCACGCCTTTGATGGTGCGGTTAGGCATGTGTTTCTTGATGAGGTCTTCGATACAACAGATGGTTAAAAGGGACATCACTTGTCCCTCGTCACCGTCTGCTATCAGCATTCTGGGAGCTTTCCCCTCTGGCATGCCCTCCTTTTTGATACTGCAAGTCAGCCTAAAGGAAGGGTCCACCCTGTGACACAATTGCAGAACTGCGTTATTCAGGCGTTCTTCTGACCACTTGCCAGATTTGAGGTCGCTGAATACGTTTGCCTGCCACCACTCAACAATGGCGCGTGTTCTGAAGAGCGATCGCTTCTTCAAAGTGGTCGTGCAACTGATACCCTCACCAATTGCAGCCGCCACAACACGCCCTATCAGCCGTTTGTCCTCCTTCGAGATACTAACAGGCCGTTTCTTAGCGGTGATCCTATTGGCTATCGCCGATTCGATGTTCTCAGACTCGACAGCGTATACGTTTGGCGGGCAAGACGTCGGCAGCGTGAGGACACCCACAATCTGTTTGGGGTTGTCTGAGGTGGTCGATTGTCCGATCACCCCCACACCTGCATCATTGACCAGCACTCGGTCATCTCTGTCCGCTCGTATAAG